CATGGGCGGCGGTCTGGTTTTCACCGTCGAAGACGAAACTGACAAGTTCCGCGCTGGCGTCACTTCCGGCTTGCTGATTCGTGCAGGGCTTACGCCCAACGACAGCACGAACGAGTTTCGCGCCTATTCGTTGATCGAGTTGGCGCGAAACTGCCTTGCTCGCCGAAATATAAGCAGCAAAGGAATGGACAAAATGAGCGTCGTCGGAGCCGCTTTCACGCACTCGACCAGCGACTTCACCAATCTTCTTGCTGACGTGGCCCACAAGGCTATGCTTAAAGGGTGGGATGAGGCGGAAGAGACATTCCAGATGTGGACAAGCCGCGGCACCCTGCCGGACTTCAAGCCGAGCAAGCGCGTCGACCTGAACACCTTCCCGGCCTTGACCAAGGTCGAACAAGGCGCCGAGTACACCTACGCCACTGTCGGAGACCGTGGAGAAACGATTCAGCTCGCCACCTACGGCAAGCTGTTCGGTATCACCCGGCACGCGATCATCAATGACGACCTTGGTGCGTTTACGCGCATCCCGGCCAAGATGGGCCGCGCCGCCATCCGCACCGTAGGAAATCTGGTTTATGCCGTTCTCACCGGCAACCCGAACATGGCCGACGGCGTCGCATTGTTCCACGCCAACCATGCCAACCTGCTGAGTGCGGCAGCGCTGTCCACCGCATCGGTCGACGTTGCTTCTGCGGCGATGGCCAAGCAGACGGACGCGACAGGCAATCTGCTGAACATCAACATGGCGTATCTGGTGGTGCCGCGCGCACTCAAAGGGCTGGCTCTCACCATCGCCACGTCGGAGCAGGAAATCACGTCCGGCAAGACGGCGACGACGCCCAACTGGCTGCGCAACACCTTCGAAGTGATCGCCGATCCGCGCCTCGATGCGGTTTCCGCAAGCAACTGGTTTGCGGCTGCCAATCCCGGCGTGAACGACACCATCGAGGTGGCCTACCTTGATGGCAATGACACGCCGCAGTTGGAGCAGCAGGGCGGATGGACGGTCGACGGGGTCGAATTCAAGGTACGCATCGACGCCGGCGTCAAGGCTCTCGACTACCGTGGCCTGTCGAAGAACCCGAACTAATCCATAGAACGATCACACGCGCCGGCAACCCCCGGCGCGACTTGAAAGGGAATCACAATGACTACCGCATACATCCAGGCTGGCGACGTTCTGACCATGACCCCTTCCGCCGACGTGGCAGCCGGCGTTGGTTATCTCTTCGGCTCTGCTGTTTTCGGCGTTGCAATTGCCGCTGTTGCCAACGGTTCGCCGGGCGCATTTCTCACGGAAGGCGTCGTCACCATCGGCAAGACCTCCGCATTGGCCATCTCCATCGGCGATCGTCTGTTTTGGGACAGCACCAATAAGGTCGTCAACAAGACCACGACCGCACAGCAGTGTGTTGGCGTCGCAGTGTCGGCGGCCAGCAACCCGTCGTCCACGGTGCAGATGAAGATCGGTCAATACCTGCCGGTTGCAACCTGATCGAGGACATTCCAATGCTCAAACCCTTCCGCCTCACCCTGGCCGCGCTGTTCATCAGCGCGATGGCATTATTCGCTGGCTACGCCAGCGCCGGGCCTTTCACCGATTATGCCGAAAACAAACTGCTCGACTACCTATTCCGTGGGCAGGCATCAGGAACCCCGAGCACGTGGTACGTCGCGCTGTACACGACATGCCCGACAGACTCGACAGCCGGCACAGAAGTCACCAACGCCAACTCGTATGCTCGCGTCAGTGTCGGCGCCAACGCGCTGACCAACTGGGCGAGCACCCAGGGAAACACGTCGGCGTCGACGGGAACGAGTGGCACGACCAGCAACCTGGCGACGATCACCTTCGCCACTGCTACGGGCTCCTGGGGCACGATCAACTGTTGGGGTCTGGTCGATTCCGGCACCTACGGCGGCGGCAACCTGTGGATTTACGCAGCGGTGACGACGCCACCGACGATCACCAACGGGTCAACGGCGAGTTTCGCAATCGGCGCGCTGACCGTTCAGATCGACAACTAAAATGCTTCGCGACGAAATTCTTGCCAAAGTTCCGCCGGGAGTTAGGTCCGGTCGCGATGCGCAAGCCATTGCCGACGTGCTCAACGTCGGCAGGACTCGCATCGTGTCCAGGACGGTCACCGAGCGCGACATCCTCGCTGAGTACGCCGACGGTCCAATTGCCGGCGACGCCGTACTGCGCAAGATCGAGGCGTTCAGCGAATCGGCGCATCCTCTGGCAAGCGTTGTGCGGCGGGCTGTTGGATGGCTAACCCCAGGCGTCGGGATCGACATCGGGCACTCATCAGCACGCGCGCTGATCGATCAACTGGCCGCGGGGGGAGTGATCACAACTGATGAGGCAGGCAAGATCAAGGCGCTGGCCGTGGTGCCGGATCCCGTAAGCGAACTCGATGTGCGCTGCGCGATCTGGTCAGACGATGGCGCTTACACAGTATGACAGGATGAATAAACATGAAAAAACTGTTTTGCGCGCTGCTGCTCGCCGCGGCTTCCTTGGCCGCATCTGCTGTCGACTTGACACCGGCACAAACCGCATCGCTCAAGGCCGCCATCATCGCCGATAACAACCTGTCCGCCCAAAAGGCGACGCGCGACACGCAGGCCATCGCCAACTATCTCAACACCTCAAGCACATTCATCGTCTGGCGCACAGCTGTGTCGCTTGATGAAATCATGCGCGGAGCTATCGACTGGACGCGTGTCGATAACCTCAGTGTCGGCAAGGCGCGGGTGTGGGACTGGATGGGGCGGCTCGGCAATCTCGATTGTTCAAAACCAAACATACGCGCGGGAATCGATGCGGTATGGGTCGGAACTGCGGCAGACTTGGCGGTACGCGCCACTGTCTACGCGCAATGCAAGCGCGCGGCGACTCGGTTCGAGAAGGTCTTTGCCGCCGGCACGGGAAGCGACGCGACGCCCGGTTTGCTGGTAATCGAGGCGACCATCGACGAGTTGACGATCCGACGCATGGCATGGTCGGACACCGGGGACTGGCTACTGTGAGCACCGCGACAAAAACCGCTCGCACAATCGTCGCCTCGGCGAGCAACGGAGCAGGGTCGACGACGCGCGGAAGGCTCGACCTCACAACAGCACTCGGTGGGTTGCTGACGATGAAGGTGACCAACGGCGCCACCGGCCCGTCGGTTCAGTGTCTGGCGAACGTTCTTGTAGCGCACAACGCCACGCAGCCCGCGGCCGGAAGCGCGGGCACGGACTGGAAAACGATATTTTCCGCTGGCAACGGTACCGGGAACAACACGATCGGCGAATGGCGGGTCGACGTGCCTCTGGGGACGATGCAGTTGGAGGTTGAATTCACCGGCAACACCGCGCAGGCGGTCACCGTCGAGGCGTATTTTTCCGAAGTTACCAGCATTTCATAGGCCGGGCCGTGATCCTCTCCTATCGCGAGCCCTGGACCGAGCAGCCGCCGCAGTTTGATGCGGTCATCGATCTGTCGAATCCACTGGTGCCCGGCCTCGTGTTCGACCTTGGTCCACCTTCAACCCTCAATTTTTTCAACACAGTCGACGGGAAAAAAGCGACCCGGTCACCTGGGGTGTCTTTGTCACCGCAAAAGTATGGCAGCGGGCATACGGTCACAGCCGCCAACGACAAATGCATAGACTTCAGCACCTACCCGATACTCACGACGTTTCCGTACTCGATCCTCGTCGTCACGGACGCGAAAAACGAAGCAGTCCGTCAGTGGGTATTCAGTACGCGGAGGATGTCCGGGTTCACTGAAATGGTTTCGCTCGGGCTGAACGCGACGCGTGATGGGTCGGGGTCTGTCGCGACAGCCGGCTCCCTGTTCCTCTACACCGTGGATAACACAGGAAGCTTTTCCTGCCCGACGACTGGCGCTGCTGGCGCCGTGCAGGACGGAGTCCACCACTACGGCGCGACCTGCGACGCCAGCGGAAACGTCTCGTATTACGTCGATGGCAAACTCTACGGCACGAACACACAAGTCAACAACAACAGCACGTTTCATGCTGGCCAAGAGACGCGCGTTGGCGCATTTACGTCGACCACAAACTCGGCGACCAACACGCGCAGTCAACTGATTACCCGCGTCTGGAATGGCCGACTGCTCGCTGAGGCCGATTTCAAGGCGCAATTCGACAATCCTTTTGGGATTTACAGACCAAAACGGAAGATTCTTTGGTTTGGAGCGGGCGGAGGCTCCGTCTCACTCACTGGAAGCGCGGCGGCACAAGCTTCTGCCAGTGGCACGATCAGCGTCCAGGTGCCGATCGTCGGCGCCGCGACCGTGGTCGCCACAGCATCCGGAACACTGACGACACAATCACCTCTGGCCGGAAGCGCGACAGTTGTCGCCACAGCAACGGGGGAACTGTCGGTGACCTTCGCGCTGTCCGGGGCGGCACTTGTGAACGCCCTGGCCGCTGGCGCAATATCCACATCAGTCGCGCTTTCTGGATCTGCTCTGGCCAACGCTCTAGCTACCGGCAACCTGCTCGCCGGAGGTGCCGGCGCTCTGGCCGGAAACGCTGCGGCTCAGGCGTCGGCTTCCGGGTCGCTGTCGACGGCGATTCCGTTGCAGGGTGCTGCGTCTGCCTTGGCTGTTGCCACCGGAGGCTTGACTACGGCGTTTCCGCTGGTCGGCGTGGCAGCAGCCGTGTCGCACGTGACGGGAGATTTGACGGTCACATTCGGCGGCGCGCTCTCTGGAAATGCTGTCGCGCAGGTGTTGGCGGCGGGCGCTTTGTCAATTCAGGTTGCTCTGTCTGGTTCGGCGGTGGCGCATGCGTTGGCGACCGGAATACTGGGAAGCGGCGATGTTCCGAACACGCCACAGGACACATGGGACCGAGCCCTGCAGGCCCTGTTCGAGCCATTCTACGGCGATTTCGGAGAACCCGCCGTCGTCGCCGGGATTCCTGTCGTCGGGATGTTTTCATCTCGCGCTCAAGATTCTTTCGGCATCGTGCAGCCTTCGGCCGCGGTTTTGCGAATGTCCGCAACGCATGTCGCAGCAGTTGGCGATACGGTTACTGTCGGCGCCAGGACTTACCAGATTGCCGCGATCCATGATCTCGACGGATCTGGCACAGAGAAAACGCTGGAACTCAAATGAGCCGCCGAGAAACGATCCTTGCCGCCGTGCAGACCACGCTTTCCGGGCTGTGTGGCGGGCGCGTCTATCGCACCCGCAAGGAGCAACTGCCGACTGTGCCGGCGATCGTCATCCGCCCTGAGGAAGAGCAGGACGTCGGCGAATTGCTCGGCGTCACCGATACCACGCTGACGGTCTCCATAGAAATCTACGCCCGCGGCGACATCCCGGATCAGGCGGCCGATTCGACGCTTTCGCTCGCCTATGCCGCGCTGTTCAACGCATCCGACCTCGGGCTTGGCAGTGACGTGCAAATCCTGCCAGGCCGTTCAGTGTCATGGAACGAAGACAATTTCGACGACTGCGCGGCCATCCTGCGCATCCGCATCCTCTACCGCACCGCTCAAGGAGCCATGTAATGAGCCAACCTCGCCGCCCCGGAGAACCTTCCAACCGCCCGCCGGAGCCCCCGCCGGCCAAGACCCCAAAGGAGTAAGACATGGCCTCACGCTATATCCGCAATACGGCCATTCTGGCCAAGATCGAAGGCACCTACGGCGTCGATCCGAGCCCGGCAGAAGCGGCAAACGCCATCCTGGTCAGCAACGTCACGATAAACCCGCTCAACGCCAACAACGTCGACCGCGATCTGATCCGCTCATTCATGGGCGCCAGTGAGCAGCTGGTCGGCACCGCTTACGTCGAGATGTCTTTCGACGTGGAATTCGCCGGCGCCGGAGCCGCGGGCACCGCCCCGGCCTATGGGCCGCTGTTGCGGGCTTGTGGCTACGCCGAAACGGTGTCCGGCGGCATCCGAGTCGAATACAACCCGGTTACGCCCGTGGTCGACTCGGTCACGATCTACTGGTTTTCCGATGGCGCCAAGCACATCGCCAAGGGATGCCGCGGTAGCTGGTCAATCAAGATGGGTGTCGGCGCGCGGCCGGTATTCTCGTTCAAGTTCCTGGGCATCGATGGCGGAATCACGGCTGCTACGCCCTCGGCACTCACACTCACGGCGTTCAAGACGCCACTGGTGATCACCGACCCGAACACCGGCGATGTCACATTCGGCGCCACTTACACGCCGGCGACGCCGACGCTCACCGGAGGCACGGGTTACCCGTCGCAGGGGCTCGATCTGGACAGTGGAAACGCGGTGAGCTACACGCCGTTGCTCGGAGGGGAGACCATCGACGTTACCAACCGCGCCGTTTCCGGCTCCGTCGTGCTCGATCTGACGGCGGCGCAGGAAGTCACGTTCATGGGCAACGTCAAGGCCAACACCCTGCAATCGATCGGCTTGATGCACGGCACCACGGCTGGGTACAAGGTGATGCTCTTCGCTCCTGCGGCGCAGTTGATCAACCCGAAGAAGGTCGACGTCAACGGCAAGCTGATGATCGGCTATGACGTGCGTCTGACGCCATCTGCCGGCAACGATGATCTGAAAATCGTGGTGCACTGATGGGTCTGCGCATCGTCCCAAACCCAACATTCCTGGCGAAGATCCCGCTGACGATCGCCGGCGAGGACGCCCCGGCGATCCTGGAATTCGAATTCCGGCACAAGTCACCGGAAGCGCTCAAGGAGTGGTTCACCACCTTCGGCGATCGCGACACATCGAGCGCATTGGCTGATGTCGTCGTCCGATGGACTGGCGGCGTCGAAGATGAACACGGCCAGACAGTGCCATTCTCGCCGGCGAATTTCCGAATCTTCCTATCCGCGCACGGCCCGCGTGCCGAAGACCTGCTACGCGGCTACATCAAGGAGTTGACCGAAAGCCGGCAAAAAAACTGATTGCGGCGGCGCGGCGCCTGGCCAGGGGCGACGTTGGCAGCCGACCCGATCAGGACGCACTCGCAGCTTTCGGGATCCCGATCGAAGCGATCCCGGAAGAGCATCACCTGGAAATCTGGCCGGAGAACTGGCGCATCGTGGAGGCATTCATCGGCATGGAAACACAATGGAACTACGGCGGCATGAGCGGGCGCCCGATCGGAATGCGCTATGAGGCGCTCCCCGTAGTGCTATCCGCGATCGGAATTGCTGACGCAGATCGCGGGGAAGTCTTCGCTGGAGTGCGTCTGATGGAACGTGCCACCCTCGAGGAGGTACGCCGTGGCTGACCCGAAAACGACAATCGTCATTTCTGCGGTTGATCAGACGCAGGCCGCGCTCAATTCGGCGACGCAGGGAATCAAATCGCTCTCCAGTGCTGTCGGCGGAATCCCTGGGTTCGGCCCGCTGATGGCCAGCATCAGTGCCTTTGCCAGCCTCGGCGCTTTCAAATCGCTGATCTCCGATACCATTTCGTGGGCTGCCGAGATGCAGCGCGCCTCGCTGCGCACCGG